TATAGTAATTCTTGTGATACTTGTGTACTGACTTGATGCCCGTCTTGGATTTTGTCCTTGGCGGGCATTATTTTTTTGCCCTTGTCGAAATTCGTGGTTCTTGAATGATGTGTTTCTGTCCTTTCACTGTTAGAGGCGATGACCTCATAACGATGGGAGGTGTCAGTAGTGACAGAAAATCAGAAAGCGCAAATCTGCGCACTCCGAAAACAGGGTGTGGGATATATGAAGATAGCACAGCAGACAGGCATTTCACAGAATACCATTAAATCGTTCTGCCGGAGGAATAACCTCACTGGCATTGAGAAATCCGATGTGCCTGTTGCAGACGGTTCTGTCTGCGAGTGCTGCGGAAAAGAAATGGTGCAGATGGAAGGTAGAAAGAAAAAGCGATTTTGCAGTGATGCCTGTAGGAATAAATGGTGGAATGCACATCTTGATCAGGTACAGCGAAAAGCCATCTATATATATAAATGTCCGAACTGCGGTAAGGAGTTTGAAGTATATGGCAACAGCCACAGAAAGTATTGCTGCCACGAGTGTTATGTGGAGCATCGGTTCGGAGGTGGTATTGATGGATAAGCAGGAATTCAGAAATGAAAAACTGTATCAGACCACCATGCTTATGGCAAGAAAGATGCTCTCTGAGGGCATTATTTCAGATAAGGAGTATGGGCAGATTGATACAATTTTTCGTGAAAAATACCGCCCAACTCTGGGTACATTATTTGCCGACATATCGTTGACTTCTGGGGCGAAAAGAGTGATGTATAGTAGCGGAAGGAAGTGATTATATGCCGAAAATAAGCAAAATTGAACCGACTGTGCCTGCCATAAAGCAGCTCAAAAAAGTGGCGGCTTATGCCAGAGTATCCATGCAGTCGGAAAGAATGATGCATTCCCTTTCCGCACAGATCAGCTACTACAGCAAGCTGATTCAGAAGAATCCCGATTGGGAGTACGCAGGTGTTTATGCCGATGATTTTATCTCAGGCACAAACACGGTCAAGCGTGATGAATTCAAGCGAATGCTGGCTGACTGCGAGGAAGGAAAAATAGACATCATTCTTACCAAGTCCATCAGCCGATTCGCAAGGAACACGGTTGACCTGTTGGAAACCGTAAGGCATCTGAAGGCAAAGGGCATCGAGGTTCGGTTTGAAAAGGAAAATATCAATTCCATGAGTGGTGACGGAGAATTGATGCTTTCCATTCTGGCATCCTTTGCCCAGGAAGAGAGTCGTTCCATCAGTGAGAATATCCGGTGGGCAACGAAGAAACGCTTTGAAAAGGGTATCCCAAATGGCAAGTTTAAGATTTTCGGATACCGCTGGGAGGATGATAAACTGGTGCCTGTGCCGGAGGAAGCGGAGATTGTAAAACGCATCTATCAGAATTTCCTTGATGGCAAGTCCAGGCTCGAAACCGAGAAGGAATTTGCCGCCGAGGGCATTACCACGGCAAACGGCTGCCGATGGGTGGATTCAAACATCAAGGTGGTACTTACCAACATTACCTACACAGGCAATCTACTCCTGCAGAAGGAGTTCATCGAGGACCCTATTACAAAACGCCGCAAAAAGAACCGTGGCGAAATGCCACAGTATTTCGTGGAGAATACCCACGAGCCAATCATCGATATGGAAACATTTCGGTATGTGCAGGATGAGATTGCAAGGCGAAAGGAACTGGGTGCTTTGGCGAATAAGAGTCTGAACACTTGCTGTTTTACGGGAAAAATTAAATGTCCTCACTGCGGTGTCAGCTATATGCACAACAAGCGAACCGACCGTGGCAACTGCCTTGAGTTCTGGTGCTGTGGTTCGAGAAAGAAAAAGGGTGGCCGCTGTGGGGTTGGTGGGAGTATTAACCATAAAAATATGGTCAAAGCCTGCACTGAGGCGCTTGGGTTAGAAGAATTTGATGAGGAGATTTTCCTCCGAGAGGTTGACCATATCGATGTTCCGAAACGCTATGTACTGGAGTTTCATATGACAGACGGAAGGGTTATCACAAAGGACTGCCCCAACACTGGTCACAAGGACTGTTGGACGGCAGAGTACCGTGCTAAGACTTCTGCCAAGAGAAGAAAGAACGGTACGAACTGCAAAGGCTCCTCATGTTTTACTGGAAAAATCAAGTGCAAAAACTGTGAATGCAATTTCCGCAGAGCCACACAGCCGTCAGCCACAGCGGAAAACGGAAAGGTCAATTACTGGCGATGCTCCGAACACAGCAATGGCTGTCAAACGGCAGGCTTGCGTGAGGATGCACTGATACCTCTCATTGCCGATACTCTTGGAATGGCAGAGTTTGACGATGCCTTATTCCGAAAGACCGTGGAGTATATTTCGGTGCTGACGGATAAGGACTTGGAAATTCACAAAAAGGACGGCACGGTAACGGCAGTGATTTATACACCGCCTGCTCCAAAGCGACTGCCAAGGACAGAGGAACAGAAAGCACATATGCGAAGCCTTATGAAGGAAAAATGGACTCCGGAGCGAAAAGTCGAGATGAGTGAACGCATGAAGCAGATGAGAAAGGAGCGTGGCGAAAATTGGCGCAAAGAAAAGTAACGGCTATTCCTGCAACCATTAATAAATTCACAGCCACTCCGGTCAACAGCAGGAAGAAACGCAGGGTGGCAGGTTATGCCCGTGTCAGCACTGACCATGAAGATCAGGTCACAAGCTATGCTGCACAGGTAGATTATTACACGAATTATATCAAAGGCAGAGAGGACTGGGAGTTTGCTGGGATATACACGGACGAAGGTATCTCTGCAACCAACACCAAAAAACGAGATGGCTTCAAACGTATGGTGGCGGATGCCCTGGCAGGTAAAATCGACCTTATCATAACAAAGTCGGTTAGCCGATTTGCACGAAACACAGTGGATTCCCTTACTACCATCCGAAAGCTGAAGGAACATAACGTGGAGTGCTATTTTGAAAAGGAGAACATTTGGACTTTTGACAGTAAGGGCGAACTGCTCCTCACCATTATGAGTTCACTGGCGCAGGAAGAAAGCCGATCCATTTCCGAGAACGTCACATGGGGACACAGAAAGCGTTTTGCTGACGGAAAAGTCAGCTTCGCCTACTCCCGTGTGCTTGGCCTTGAGAAGGGACCTGATGGGAACATCGTGGTCAACCAAGAACAGGCGAAAATAGTGAAGCTGATATTCAGAAGATTCCTTGAGGGCATGACACCACACAGCATAGCAGTGGAACTGACTGAAATGGGCATAAAATCCCCTGGCGGCAAGGACAAGTGGAACGGAGCAACCGTCCGCAGGATGCTTTCCAATGAGAAGTACAAGGGTGATGCCTTGCTCCAAAAGGAATTCACGGTGGATTACCTGCAGAAAAAGACCAAGAAAAACGAGGGCGAAGTTCCTCAGTATTATGTGGAGGGCAACCACGAAGCCATTATCGAGCCAAGCGTTTATGATTTGGTGCAGGTGGAACTTGCCAAACGCTCCAAGAAAAACGAAGCAAGGTACAGCGGAGTCAGCATCTTCTCAAACAAGATAAAATGTGCCGAGTGCGGCAGTTGGTACGGATCCAAGGTCTGGCATTCCAATGACAAGTACCGCAGGGTCATTTATCGCTGCAACCATAAATTCGATGGGAATAGAAAATGCGAAACTCCTCATGTTACGGAAGAAGAAATCATCGCTGCTTTTATCAAGACAATGAATATCCTCATTACCGAGAGAGACGAAATCATAGAAAACATTCAGCTGATACGGCAGACGGTCTGCAATGTCACTACTTTGGAGCAGGAACAGGACAAACTTCGCAGCGAGATGGAAATTGTTGTGGAACTGACCCAAAGCTGTGTGGCGGAGAATGCGAGAACCGCACAGAACCAGGAGGATTATCAGAAACGCTATGATGGTTTGGTGGAACGATACGAAAAGGTTAAATCAAGGTATGATGCCATTATGGAAGCCATAGAGGAAAAGCAGGCTCATTATGAAAAACTGGGCATCTTCATTGATATTCTTGAAAAGCATGGAGCACCTATCAC